ACTTTCTTTTTCACGCACGAATGAAATTATCCGAGGAGCTATAACGAATGATTGAGGAACACCTAACCAATTGGCTTGAAGGCATTGACCTTGGGCTTGAACAAAAAGTGATCGCAGGCTTAGCCCTTGCCTTGGCAAAAAGCTTTGACGAAAACCCGCACACAAGCACCGCAGCTGAACTACGCAAGACAATTCTTGAGCTTTCCAGGCAGTTGTCGGCTCAAGCGATTGACTTCGACCCGATTGAGGAACTGCTGACCCGATGAAGGTTCTAGTCGCTTGCGAATACTCAGGCAGGGTTCGCGATGCTTTTATTGCCAAAGGGCATGACGCAATTAGCTGCGATCTATTGCCTACTGACTCGCCTGGTCCTCACTATCAAGGTGATGTATTCGACATTATCAACGATGGCTTCGACCTAATGATTGCTCACCCACCTTGCACTTACCTGACTAATTCCGGTGTGCGCTGGCTACATGAGCGACCTGAGCGTTGGGATAACTTGCGAGAAGGTGCTGAGTTTTTCAAAGCACTACTTGAAGCCGACATTCCTAAAATTGCAGTTGAAAATCCAATCATGCACAAGTATGCGGTGGAGATTATTGGCAAGCGCCAGACTCAAGTGATTCAACCTTGGCAATTCGGACACGGCGAAACTAAAGGGACAGGGCTTTGGCTTAAGAACCTAGAACCTTTGAAGCCGACTAACATCGTTGAGGGCAGAGAGCAAAGATTGCATAAGCTTTCACCCTCAGCTGACCGCTGGAAGCTTCGCAGCACTACTTACCAGGGTATTGCTGATGCTATGGCGGAGCAATGGGGCTAGATGTTACAGCTTCCCGCGATCTACACGCAACCGCTTAGCGAGAACTTCCTCACAGACGGGGACAAGCTAATCGAGTTGGTTAAGGTCGCTTGGAAAAGCCCAGAGCTACCTGACGGGCTGACACTAGACGAGTGGCAAGAGTGGTTACTGCGACACCTGCTAGAGCGCTATCCCGAGGGACACCCAAACGCCGGGCAACTTCGCTACCGGCAAGCCGTAGTTTCTATGGGCAGGCAGAACGGTAAATCACTACTCGCTGCTATCCTCGGTGTCTACGGCATGTTGATGCATCAGAAAAGCGGTGCAAGCGTAATCAGCCTGGCAAGCTCCATAGATCAGGCGCGAATCATTTACAACCGAGTGCTGTTTGTGATTCAGAGCAATCCCTTCTTGTCTAAGCGCTTCAAGAAGGCTTCTGAGTCCAGAGGTATTGTCACCGCTGACGGAACAGGTCGCTACGATGTGAAGCCCGCCAAAGAGGGAGCGCTTCAGGGTATCCCAATCAGCCTGTGTTTGTTTGACGAGTTGCACCTAGCCAAAAAGGGTATGTGGAGTGCTGCCGTATTGGGAACAGCCCAGCGTGAAGACGGGATTGTTATCGGGATTACAACTGCCGGTGACCAATCAAGCGAAACTCTGCTGGAGCTATACAAGACCGGGCAAGCCGCTTCCGCTAACGATGCTGAGCTAGAGCGCTTCGGCTTCTTCTGCTGGGAAGCTCCGCAACACGCAAAGGTTGACGACCCTGATGCACTTCGGGCTGCTAACCCTTCAATCAGCGCGGGCAGACTACCCCTAGAGAATGTGCTGTCAGATCTAAAGACCATTCCAGAACACGAAGCCAGGCGATACCGACTCAATCAGTTCATCAGCGGAACTGCTGCGAGCTGGATACCTTCGGACACTTTCCGTAAGGCAGGTGACAGGCTCTCTATCCCGCAGACCGGAGGAGTCTTTGCAGTAGACATCAGCAAGAATTGGGAACACGCCACGATTGCCTTTGCTAACCAAGTTGGCGAGGAACATCACACCGAGTTAGTCAGAACCTTTGTCAACCCCAACGAAACCACGCTGTTCAATGCGCTAGTGGAATTGCATCACAAGTTTGCCCCGAGAGCGATAGCCCTAGATGACCGCGCACTCCCAGGCTTAGGTAAGAGATTGAAGCTGGCAGGCTTTCCGGTCTGGCAGTTGTGGACTAAAGAGATCAGCGCAGCTTGCTCAGTCGTTTACTCAATGCTCGCCAACGGAGAAGCAAAGCACAACAATGACCCGCTTCTAATTGTGCAATCGCCTAGGGGTATTGCTAAGTATTCAGGCGAAACTTGGCTGATTAGTCGCAAAGAATCGCTTGGTGAGATAGATGCCCTGCTTGCGACTGTTATGTCGCTTTATGTGAGTTCAAGAGCGGAACACGCTGCGATTGGTGTATTCTAAATGCTGTATTGCACTTAGACTAGGAACTTATGGCTTCCCTTTGGCAAAGAATTTTCGGCGAGGAAACTGAAACCCGCGCTGCTCAACCAACTGTCCCAACCCGCTCAGCTGCTGTCGTTACAGCCGATACTGCGCTTACCCTAACGGCGGTTTATCGCGCGGTGCAGATCATTGCTACCCCGATTAGCAAAATGCCGATTGACACTTACCGCTATGCCACCGGTATTGAGCTAAAGATTGAGAACCCGGTTCTAGTCAACAAGCCTGACATCAACAGCAACAGGCGCGACTTCCTCTTTCAGACTGTCACTAGCCTGGCTCTGGAGGGCAATGCCTTCTGGTTCAAGAACTACGGCTCTAACGGCCAGGTAAACAACCTGACTATCCTTCCAGCTTCCGCTGTGTCTGTCGCCTACAAGAACGACCAGAACATCATGGAGGGTGTCGTTTACTCTTACATGGGTAAGAGCTACACCAGCACAGAGATTGAACACCTAAAGCTTTTCAGCAAGACAGGCAACCTACGCGGGCTTTCGCCGATTGAGGTCTGTCGCTCAGATGTATCCGCTGCTCTTGATCTAAGAGATTACGCCAAGAATTGGTTTACTTCGGCAGGTGTCCCAACCGGTATCCTCAAAACCAATCAAGCCCTAAACGCCGAGCAAGCGGATACAGTTACTAACAATTGGCACAATAAGCAACAGAACAGACAGATTGCGGTATTGGGTAATGGGTTCGATTATCAACAGGTTGCACTTTCACCGCGTGAAGCGCTATTTACTGACATTGTTGAGCAGAATACTGTTTCTATCGCTCGTCTTTTCGGTATTCCTGCTCGCTTGCTTATCACTACTGTGCCTGGCGGTTCTGACACTTATACGAATCTGCAAGACGAGAATCAGGTCTTTTATCGCCACACCTTGATGAACTACACAGATGCAATCACCGATGCGCTGAGCAACTGCCTGCCAAGAGGCACTCGGGTTGAGTTTGACTACGCTCACCTGTTCCGCGCTGATGTAGCAACCCGCTACAACTACTACGCAACCGGCATCGCAGCAGGATTCCTATCTGCTGAGGAAGTTCGCGAGAAAGAGGGACTAAATGTCTGAAATCGAAACCAGAGCTTTTGAGGCTCGCGCTGATCTAGAAGAAAGAACCATTGTCGGGCTTGCTGTCCCTTACGGGCAGAGCGCAGACATCGGAGGAATGTATCAAGAGCGCTTCGCTCCAGGTGCAATCGCTGATGTTGACGATGTGAAGCTGTTCTACGGCCACGAAGAACCAATTGGCAAGGTTGTAGAGGGCAGGGACACCGAGGCAGGCTTTGAAATTGTCGCTAAGGTATCTGACACCGCTAGAGGCAATGAGGTTCTGACTCTCATGCGTGACGGCGTTCTAAACAAGTTTTCGGTGGGCTTCATTCCGGTTGAATCCGAGAAAGACGGCTCAACGATTACACGCACGAAGGTATCCCTAAAAGAGGTATCTGTCGTGCCATTCCCAGCCTTTGCAGGCGCAAACATAACCGAGGTTCGCGAGGAGCAAATCCCTGCCGATCTAGAACCCGAAAACGAACAAGAAAAGAGAACTATGTCTGAGAACATGGAACTAGAGGTTCGTTCTGTTATTGACGAGGTGGCAGAATTGCGCCGCGTTGTAGAGGCAGGACAAACTTCTTCCGCACCAGCTATTGTTGGCGCAGAGATTCGCTCACAGGGCGAGTTTGCTAAGAAGCTACTCAAGGGTGACGAGGGCGCTATTGCTCTTGCTCGCGCAGCTTCGGACTCAAGCGACACCGTTGCACTACCTGGCTTTGTTGGTTTCATCAACAACCTAATTGACAACAACCGCCCAATGGTAAGCGCCTTCTCCCGCGCTGCTCTACCTGCTGCCGGTCTAACTGTCGAATACGCTCAGGTATCTGCAAACACCTTGGCTGTTGGCCAGCAAGACCCAGAGGGTGAGGCTCTAAGCTTCGGTAACCTAACCATTGCTTCGACTTCTGCTGATGTCAAGACCTACGGCGGTTACACCTCATTCACCAAGCAGACCATTGAGCGCAGCTCGGTTGACTACTTGAACACCGTATTCCAGGCACTAACCATTGCCTACGCAAACGCAACCAACGCAGCGCTAAAGACCCATGTTGAGGGTCTGAGCTACACCGGTAAGGTATTTGATGCATCAGCTCTAACCGCTGAGGCTGTTACCACCGCAATTGCTAACGGTGCTGTTTACATCAAGGAGAACACCGGACTAAGCCCTGAGTTCATCATTGCTTCCCCAGAGGCTTATGTGAAGCTGATTACCGTAGTAGACGGCTCTGACCGCCCACTAGTGCTTCAGAACGGCGCAGGCATCAACAACATCGGCTCTGCCAACGCTCCAGCCCTAACCGGCTCGCTGCTAGGTCTGCCTATCATTGTTGACACTCAGATGACCGCTAACAAGGTCTACATGGCTAACTCTCGCGCAGTTCAGACCTTCGAGTCTGCCGGCGCACCTGTTCGCCTTACCGATTCCGACATTACTACCCTGACGGACTCGGTTTCTGTATACGGCTACATGGCAATTACCACCCCATTTGCGGGTGCAATTGTCGAGATTGACGTAGTAGCGTAGTAGGTATCGAATGAGCGCGAACATCACCGTAGCTGATCTACAAGCGTATGTAGGCACAGACGAAACAGGAACCTTTATGACTTCCTGTGTAACCTTTGCCAACCAGCATGTGGGCAATTACATCGGTGCTGTTGAAACTGTTCCAAGTGAAGTGGTTCACCAGGCGAAGCTAATCTGCGCCTCGGAAATCTTTCACCGCAGGAGCGCTCCTAACGGTATTGCTCAGTTTGCGAGTATGGACGGAAGCCCTATGCGGGTTGCTAAAGACCCAATGGCTTCTGTCTATCCTCTGCTACTGCCTTATGTTGGGTATGGGGTATAGTGACCAACGAAATCACACTAACCAAGCAGGAGTTCAAGCTAGACCTTGACGCTGCAGGGCTAACTGTTCTGGACTATGTGCCAGAGCGTATTGTCCCGCCTATTGTGATTATCAACAGCGCTAACCCCTACCTAACTCCAAGCAGTTTGGGCAAAGAGTTTGTAATGAGTTTGGAGCTAGTTGTCGTTGCAGCAACTGCGACCAACAAGCAGGCTACTGAGAAGCTTGATGAAGCTATTACCAATGTGCTAACCGCACTTCACGGGATTAGATACGCTCGCACTCTTAGAGTCGCAAACCCTTACAACTTGCAGACAAACAATGCCGAATACCTGGCAACTACTGTCAATGTAGAAATAGAACTCACGATCTAAAGAAAGGGCTTCCATCATGGCAGCTTCAACGCGTATTCAA